GGCGCTACTTACGTCATCGGAAAGGAAGTCGGAGAGTCGGGAACCCCTCACCTCCAGTGTGCAATCAAGTTCAAGAACCGGGAGAGATTCACCGCCCTTCGGCGCCGGTATGTGGGAGGATCCCTTGACGGTGCCCATTGGGAGAAGCGAGGCAGCAAGAGCTCTTGGAAGAAGCTCACCACGTACTGCAAGAAGGATGGAAACTATATCACCAATATTCCACCAACGCCAGAAGAAGAGGGGATCGCCGCCCAGCGAGCAAGGATGGTTGGAATCAAGTGGCTCCCGTGGCAGAGCAAAGTTATCAAGATGGTTGAGGAACGAGAGCCAGACTACAGACGAATCTACTGGTTCTGGGAGTCCACGGGCAGAGTCGGAAAGTCCCTACTCGCCACCTACCTCACAATCGAGCATCGATGTCTCATCGTGTCCGGAAAGTCCAGTGACGTCCTGCATCAGCTCGCCAAGTATCGCGAGGATGAAAAGGCAAATCCAAGAATTATTATATATGATATCCCAAGAACGTCAGAAGGATTCGTCAAGTACGGATTGATGGAAAACCTCAAGAATGGTGTTGTCTTTAGCGGGAAATATGAAGGCAGTAGATTAATTCTACCACCTATGTGGATGTTAGTGTTTGCTAATTTTGAGCCTGATCTAGATAAGATGAGTCATGATAGGTGGAGAGTCCACATGATAGAGGACATCTTAGATAGCGATAGTGAAACGGATGAAGATTAAATTTTAATGTTCGGTGGTCATTGGAAGACGGTCTGTCCAAAGTACATCATAAATCAGCTCAATTTGAAAGTTGAACGAAGTGGCATTAGATGTTAGATCAAAGGGCATAGCCCAGATCCATAGAGTACACTCTTGGGCAGCAGTAGAGTTAATAGGAGTGAGACGGTCATAGCTGTTCCAGGGTTGAGCAGTCTGCTTGTTCAGATTGACATAGCCTTTCATGAAACAAGAGGCAGCAACGCCATTTTGGTTCAGGAGAAGACGTTTGTTCTTGCTAGATTGGTTCTCCAAGAAAGCGTTCAAAGTAGTCCAAGTTAGGGTTTGTTCGTTGGTAACCTTGGTTCCCACAATGAGCGGAATGGAGGCACCTCCAGTAACGCCGCGAAGGCGGTAAGACACGCCAAGCACAGAATACTTCTTGTAATAGGGAGTGATGTCATCATAACCTTGAGGTTGATGTCCAACGTCAGTGATGTCCGGGTCATAGGCAGAGGTCAAAGAGAACTTGTGACTAGCCAGGATGCCAGCTCCAGGATCAATGGTTCGATAAGCAACGAACTTCATCTTGGTGCGATAGCGAGCGGGTCGAAACCCTACGACCGAAGACTTCTTCGGATAGCCGCCAGCATAATACGGCAAGCGACGCCTGCGGCGGCGGCGAAAACGAGTACGGCGGCGACCAACAGGGCGGCGCAACCTGCGCTTACGACCATAACGACGTCTGCGAGGCATTTGGATGTGTGGCGCTGCGCTCCTAGCCCTAACCTTACCCTTACCCTACTGGGGCGCTACGCGCTGTGGAGGTAAGCCATAGATCGTTACCCTACCGGGGCGCTACGCGCTGGATGACAAAGATCTGAAATTATTTACAGATCTATCGCAATTAGTATGTATTGTCAGTCTCTGACATTGCGAAAGCAAACCCACAACAAGATCGACGATCAGAAATGAAAGGGGTCAAAGCAAATTTTGACTTTCAACCAGATCAAAACGTGAAGACGGTGAACATTCAATCCCTTAAGGATTGTCTTTGCTTCAGCGCTGCCGATATCACGTATGTCTAGGTACGATAAAATAGTACCGATAGTACCGGGGAGTACGGTAATACTAAGTACTCCCCACTTTAGCCTGTTCCCATATAATGGAAAGGTTACAACTTATAACATTACGACATTCCCATGTATTAGGAAAATAGTACCAATAGTACCGATAGTTCCAGGTTCATCGACGATGCCGCACCCGAAAGTAAACGTAGAAGAGTGCAAGAGTCTGCCTGTAAGGAGTGGAGTGTCACCGTCAACAACTATACTGACGCGGACCACAAGGCCTTCAAAGAGCAACTTGAAGCAGATGGCGCTACTTACGTCATCGGAAAGGAAGTCGGAGAGTCGGGAACCCCTCACCTCCAGTGTGCAATCAAGTTCA